TCCTTCTCAATGATTGGGCGTGTTCAGCGGGAAACCCAGCCCAACCGAACGCAATACTTCTTTCTTTCATGTGTTTTTCTCCTTTCTGCCTTTTAGGTAATATCATCAGCAAAAAAAATTTGCCAAGGGTTTTCCAATTTGAGCATTTTGGCAATCGTATACAACTGGTCAGAGTTAAAACGGCCAGTTTTTAAACGGTACTGGAACGCATGAGCCGTTATGCCAAGTGCCTTTGCAAGGTCTTTTTGTTTAAATCCACGGGCAACGATTTCCCCGCGGATTCTATCCGCTTGTATCTTCATTGTTTTCTCCTTTCTGCCTTAAAGGCAAGTTCATTGTATCACGGTTTTGTTACAATGTAAATACCTTTTAGGCAGAATTTTTTAATTTATTGTAAAAAATATTGACGGTCAGGCAGAAATGGGCTATATTGTCATTAAATTATCGTCGGGTTGTTATAAAGGAGTAATAAATATGTCAGCAAAGAACCGTTGGGGACAGGATATTACTGAAGAAAAGCAAGGGTTAGCAAGACGGCTTAAAGAAGCTAGATTGGCGGCTGATTTAACAATGGAAGAAGCGGGGAAGTTAATCGGCGTAAGCAACGCTACTATTTCAAGATACGAAAAAGCCGATATTGCCGTACCGGCTGATAAGTTGGAAAAGCTTGCCGCCGCCTACAATGTATCGCCGGTGTATTTAATGGGTTGGGACGAACCTAAAAAAGAAACCTCTACATACGATGAAAACGACGGCTATTATATTAATCCTCAAACAGCACAATATGCCGAAGAGTTAAGAACAAATAAAGACTTACGAGTTTTATTTAGTGCAAGTAGAGATTTAACAAAAGAGCAAATGCAAGAAGCATATAACTTTATTAAATACCTAAAATCTAAGGAAGAATATAATGACAATTAATATAATATTTGCTTCTATTCCCTACGCTAAAGCCTCTGTAATAGAAAACGAGGACGGCAGTTATTCGATAATTATAAGTAAGTCGTTATCACGAGAACAGGCAAAAAAAGAAGTGGTTCACGAATTAAGCCACATAGTAAGCAATGATTTTAATAGAGAAATTCAAGCAAACATGATAGAAGAAATGATTCGCCGAAGTGATATTATCCCGGAAGCCGAAGGGATTGAATTTTATTGCCAAGTTGTGTGAGGTGATTATATGTTAAAAGAATTTAAAGATTTTTACGGGCGATCGATTTTGCCGTTGTATTTAGCTACGTTTATTATTGGCTTTTTAGTGGCTATGGTTGCCACTGGAAAAGGTGGTACGGGGCTATTTATCGCCGTTATCGGTCTTTGGGTTGGATATATTCCGATTAAACTAATAACAATTCACGAGTTAAAGAAGTTCACGGAACGGATTGAGGATAATGCAAAGTAATATAACAACTCGTAAGAAGGACAACGCCTATCAGGTCATAGTATCGTATAAAGACGGCCGAAAATGGCGGCAAAAATCAAAGCAGGGCTTCCGAACACAAAGGGAAGCAAAAGAGTACGGGCAACAGATAATAGAAGCCTTAAAAACTCAAATAACGCCAATTGACGAGAATATGAGAGATATAACCTTTGGCGAATTTGCGGAAGTCTTTTTGCGTGAAAAAGTCAACCTTACCTACAGCACAAAAGCTATGTATAGAGTCGCTTTAAAGTCATTCCCCATGCTTACTAATACAGAACTTCGTAATATCAATCATAATCTTGTGATAAGGGCATTTAATGAGATTCATATTGCCCCCAGTACTATGAACCTATACTTAAGAATACTAAAAGCGATTGCGAATTACGCCGTTCGCCCTTATAAGCTTATCAGGGAAAACCCGTTTAACGCGGTACCCAGACGTAAAGAAAGCGTCAAAAAAGTTTCTACATTTTCTGACGAAGAAATGAAGGTTGTTTTTTCTAACATAGACGGGTACGCCCGTGTTATGATTTCCATTGCTTATTATGCCGGGTGTCGCATTGGTGAAATTCTAGGACTTACATGGGAAGATATTGACCTTGACGGAAAAACCATTACAATTAATAAACAGGTTACTATTGTTGATTCGAAGAAATTCGGAGTAACAGCACCTAAAACCGTCAATAGTTATAGAACCATTCCCATACCGCCTATATTATGCGAGATTCTTAGGGAATATAAAGCGACTCAATCGGATCGCCTATTATTCCCGAAGAAAAACAGTAAGTACGTCCCTCGCATTTTAAAGAAGCTTATGCCTGATAAGACGTTCCACGATTTACGGCATACGTATGCAACAAAGCTACTTGCGAACGGAGTCGATATTAAAACCGTAGCTAGCTTGTTAGGCGATAACGTAAACACTGTAATTAAAGTATATGTACATTACACGGACGATATGAGAATGAAGGCGGCGGAGAATGTCGCTAATATTTTTAGCAAAAGTTTTTGACGATTTTATTTTTTAATATCATATAATCGCTTTAAATAAGCCAATAATAGCCATATTGTAAATTACTATACATTTTCATCAATCATTATGGCAAATATACATACAGCTACAAAATAGCATTATTATCACACTTCAACAGTTTTTATTTTTACGATTACTACATAAAAACCAGTTATCTACATATAATTTTTGCCGAATTTTTGCCGTCAAAAAGCAATTTGCATAATACGCAAATTGGATACTTTCGTTAAAAAACACCTTTATTCAATCAATATATAAGCTCAATAGGTTTATTTAAAGCATTAATATTAAAGATGTCTAAAAACACAAAAAAAGCGGATTCTGAGGTCTCAAATTTTTCAAACCTCAAAAATCCGCATTTTTGCTATTTGGGTAGTCCAGTAAAACGCCATTCACTTGACTATTTTTTATCTTAGTCCAGTAAAACGCCTTTTGCTTGACTAACTTCACAAAATTGTTTAACGAAACGGCTTTTTATTAAACACCTACCACTCTTTAATTGTATACAAGACGGTACCGCCTTTAAGTCCTGTTTGGTCGGCATGTGCGACCGCTTCCACTCGTCCCGCCTGATAACCTACCGACCCATACATTTTACCGTCAATGTACGTTACTCCGCTTTTAATCTTATGATTGTTGCGGAGATTTATTTTATATACATCTACCTTTTGTTTATCTGTATTTTCGACGATAACAGTACGGTCAGATTTAGCCGTTACGGTAGACGGTAAAGAAGAATCATTGCGGGCGATCTGTTGCCGTGTTATTTGTGCCGCTTCTTGTACCGTCCTTGCGGGCGTGTAATAGGTTGTTACAGGGGTTGCCCGTTCAACCTCTCGTATAATCGTCGTTGCGTCCCTCGGTGTGACGTTAATGGCTTTTGCAAGCTGTTCGGGATTCTTTGCCTGTTCTATGGTGATAACCTTCGGGGCTTTTTCGTCTTTGTGTAAGTGCCGATGAGCAATAACACCCGCCGCAATAACAACAAACAACAAGCTTACGACAACAATAATAGGGGCAAACCGCTTTACATATTCGCTTATAGGCATATAGTATTCTCCTTATTCTACGTCGAAATCAAGAACTATATCAGCGTCAAACTCATTGCCTTCTATATTCTCACTAAAGGTATATTGCCAGATATTAGCACCGGGATAGCCGCAATACGGGTTGAGATGAGCAACCCATAAACCACACCCGCCAAGCTGTTCAGGGTATAAATAGTTTTCTAGCCAATCAATATTGGCGTATAGTCCTGTTTTGGCGTATCCGGCGTTCCATAATTTATTGATGAAAATACTGCAAAAATTCGTTAATTCTTGATTACTCGGCATACCTCTATTAGCCTTATAATCATCAGCGTCTTCCATGTCATACCAAACTCCAAGCGGTAATTTATCGGGTGTAAGCCCGGAGCTTTGCAAAGTGTTCAACACAAAGTCCGCTTCTTGATTGGCTGCGTCTTCATCTAAGGCGTAAGAGTAATGATATACGCCCACTTTAAGACCTGCGTTAATCGCTCCGTTTACGTTGTCATAAAAACAACTATCAAGCGTATTACGTCCGTACCCCAGTCGAATAATTGCGAACTGATAGCCGTTTGCCGCGACTGTTCCCCAGTCTACAAATCCGTTATTCTCGCTTACGTCAATTCCTCTCATAATAGTCTCCTCTCTAAAACTTTACCTTATTTTCAATCTTTGTTCTTACCAGATCCAAAAACTTACCAAGCATTACATTGCCCCCGTCGCGAAGGTTTTCAAGAATTGAAAGAAACTCACTAGAACCAAGGTATAGCCACACAAGAGAAACGGCAAACTTGCGTTGTCCGCTCATTTCGTCAAGTAATACCGCCGCGAATGTTGCCAGTACGTAAGATAACACCTTCTGTACAAATCCTTTACGCATATATCGGCTTGAAATAAGTTTCTTTTCGAACGCAATAGGAATTGCCCTATACTTTTCCCATACTGCAATTTCTTCAGGATTGTACTGATACTCATCAATTAGCATTTGATAGGCAATTGCTGCCCATTTAGTGAGTAAATCAACGAATACCAGGATGATAAAAATCCCAAGTATCTGCACATGACGGATACCGATAAGCCATAAGGCAAGGCCGCCCGCAGCACTCAATGCAGCCTTTAAAATAAAGTTGGTTGTAAGTGTTTCCCATGTGTGTGAAAGCGTATCAAAAATAAAATTCATTTGCCCTCTCCTTTGCATAATAAAAGGGACGTTTGTCACGTCCCCTATTTAACTCTGTCGTACCCGTACACTCTACGGGCAATATTGGCTTTGAGAACGTTAAAGCGATCTAATTGCTCACGCTTCTGTTCTCCGCTTATGTTCTCATTGTTCATAATTGCCTTGCTTGCTCTTGATAACTTCGTGAGCTGTTCCCTTGCTTCTTTGAGTTTCCCAAATTGGCGTACATCAAAGTCTTCAGGTTTTTTCTTGGTTATCTTTGCTTCATTAAATAATTTGTTCTGTGCGTCGAAGTCATCATATACCCGTTGTACGCTGTTGCTTCCTTGATACGGTGTTGCAGTAAATTTACTAATTTCAGGAAGTTCATACCAACGTTTTGCGGGTCTGTTTGCGGTTTCGCCAGTGGCTGCGTCTATCGCCGTAAGTCCAAGCGTCGCAAGGTTACCGCCGTATCCTCTAATTGTGTTGTCAACCTTATACGGAGATACATTAAATAGTGACCCTATCCCCTTCGCTACTGCTGACGTATTTTGACCGTACTGTAATGCGTCGGGAAGGTCTTGTTGTGCTTGCGGTACGATACTCTTCTGACGCCAGAATGAGTAATTCGCCGCCCATTCTGCAATAGGAATAAACGCCGTCGGCATAACACTCGGCGTAAGCACGTCGGCTACTCGTTCGCCGTACCCTTTAAAGCCTATTCCCTTTCGTCCGTGTTCTTTATCGTCCATCCACTGTAACATGCGTTCAACGCTTGTCCCGTACAATACGCCCAATTCGAACGGCTTAGGAATCTTGATTAAGTGATCACCACTCGGAAGAATCCAATACGTATCCTTGACATACTGCGGAAGTTCCTGATATTCAGGGTTATCCTTATTGAGCTGCCATAACGCAACCGTAGGAATAGTTACAAACAAAGTAGCACGAATAGAAGCCCCTACAGGGTCTTCCTTCCACACTCTGCGAAGCTTATCAGCCCCTTGAACAGCGGCATTAAAGAACGCTACAACCCTATTAGCTGTCTTGGTGTTCTTCCCTATACGGCTAAAGTCGATAGTAATATCACGGGCTTCAAGGGCTGCTTGTTGCGGTGTGAGTGATTTACGTTCACTACCAAAAAGCCTATTGGCAAGGCCTGTATACCCTTTTCGAGCATTGTTATACTCGGCAAGACGTGTGCTTATTTCGGACGCTTCGGAGATCGCCCGCATTACTTCGATAGGGTTCTTTACAACCTTCTGCCATGTCGGTTCTTTCCTCAGTATTTCGCGGATTTGACCGCCCATATAGTCACGGTCAAGCGAAACCATGGCCGCACCCGAAGCACCGGAACGCAAGTATTCTTGATACAATTCGCCTTTCTTGATGAATTGCGAAACGCCTTTAAGCGTATCAAATACAGGTAAATACCCATGCTTAGAGAAGATTGCCGCACTTACGTTATCTCGCACAAGGTTGGCTAATGCAAACCCTGTTGTAGACGTTGCCCCGGCTCTTAACCAACTTGCGGGCGTTTGCATGATTCTTACAAGCAAGTTACTTGCGTTTTTATCGCTCATTTCTAAGGCTGCTTTTAGTTCGGGAGTTGTTTCGTATACTACCTTTTGGCCACGTTGCCATACTGTAAAAGTATTATCCGTTGCCCTTGCCGAACCCTCTTTAACCTGTTCAACGATACGCCCCATGCCGTGAATATCGGCAAGTTTCGCGAAGTTTTGAGCTACTTTATTGCGTTCAATAGCGCTTGTAAACTGGTACGTATTACGCAAAATGCTTTGTAACGGGTCAATAATATCCCGTGTTGACCCTTTGAATCTCTTAATGGGGCTTGCTACGTTAATAAATCCCTTACTGCTTGCAAGGAACCCGTCCATGCTTTCCGCTTTAAAGTCGCGGAAGAACGGCACGTAATTCGGATACTTCTTGACAAGCTCAGCGTATATTTCAGGCTTTAACATGCCTGATTTTACAAGCTGTTGTAATAAGTGCTGTTGGTATTTCTGTAATTCGTCGGCTGCCTTTTTGAACGTTTCGTTCTTTTCGAACTTACGTAATGTTGCCACGTCTTCAGCCTTAGAAAACGTCGCTTTTTGTCCATTTGCATGGAAATCTAAATCATGCTTGGCCACAAGGTAAGCACTAAAGTTTTTACGCTCTTTAATTCCGATAGGTTCTAGTATAGCTTTAAGCCCTTTAACTCCTGCCGCCTTATCGCCAAATTCAACGAGGGCTTGAGCCTTGCCCGTCGCACCTCTGAATAACCAAGCCTGTTTATATACGTCGTTTTCAAAAGGGATTTCCTTTCCGATTTGCTCGTTTACTTCCTTCATTAACTGTTCAAACGGGTGTAACTCGTCAACAGTATGCGTATACAAGCTATGCCCTAAATCTGAAAGCTTTTCTTTGAACCCGCCATTGTCAGAAATGTCTTTGATTCTTGTGGATAATTTCCCGTCATCGAACGAAATAGATCCCTTTACTCGTTCTTCCGGAGCTTGCTTAAACCATTCGTGCGTAACCTTGGACAGCTTGTTAATCGCTCCATTTAATTCTTTATCCTTCGCCAGTCGTTCCGTGAAGTGGTCGTAAAACGTAGGGAAGTCGGCTTTTGCCTTGTTTCGGTCGCTTACGTAATCATGGAAGAACTCGGCATAGCCTTCTTTGCGGATACCTTCATCGCCTAACTTGTCATACACCTTGCCGAAGCGTTCATGTACAACCTTAGAAAATTCTGCGTTAAACTTCGGGTTAATGCTGAATCCGTTCTTATGATCTACGTGATGACCAAGTTCATGCATAAGCGTATTTATATCCCCAAAATTACGAGTACGGATTACTTCCGTCATGCGGTTATACCACCCAAGAACGTCTTTACGCTTGCCAAGCCGTCCCGATTTTACACGTTGGTCAAATAAGTCATTAACGGTATTAATAATTTCCCGTCGTGTAACAGGCCGTCCCAGTCGCTCAACGCCTTCTCCTGTAGGGGTGTTATTATTGCTAACGTTATATTCCAAATCTTTATCATTGACTTTCCCTAGTTCATCTGTTACTCTTGAATTACCAGATGTGTCGGGTCTAGCGTCAGACAATGCGGCACTATCACTGGTTGCCTGCGGGGGACGCTCCGACTGTCGGGTACTAAGCTCATTCCTAATTTCGGGTTTAACGTGTATAACGTTAGTTACACGTGTATCCCCATCTTTAGGATTGAGCGTTTTTTTTGCGTCAATTCCACCTTCTCCACGCCCAGTACTATAATCATGAGCAAACGATGTAATAATTTTGCTTACCTTGCCATCTTCGACTGAAACAATAACAGAATGCAATAAGTTCCGTTCCCCTCGCAAGAACCCTACATATCTATAATTCCCGTTTTCCTGTCCATATATTACGTCAGGATTAGCCAAAGTGTCTTTTATAAGCTGAGTTGCAAACCCTCTTAACTTGCTCGGATGACGTTCTGCTTTTTTAGACCCCATATACAAATGATTGGCCAATCCATCCAAGCTCTTTTTATTCGCAGTGTTATATACAAACTTTACTAAATTCCCCAACGGGTCAATAACGCCAGCTTTTAAATCAAGAATGTTTTTCTTTACTTCTTGATTTACATCTTTCCATGACATTTCTTCGTACCGCCTAAGTTCATCAATGTCATATGTTCGGAATGAATCCATAATTTTAGGCGATTTATTAATTTCTTCTGCTAATTTTTCAGGTGATATGTCAATATTTTGACTTGTCACCTCTTTTTTTGCGTTATTTTCGGCTGAATCGTCAAAAACCGCCTTTTTTTCACTTCTAACGCCGTTTGTATCATCAGTACTAGTATTCATATTCAAGTCATCTTTAGCATGGCTTAAATATGATTCTACGAGGTCGTTTTTTGCCGAAATATTTAAATTTTCTTTATCTCCGCTTACTTGAGAATTGTTTTTATCGCTTTCCACGATTTCATGAGGAATTTCCTTTTCAGCCTGTTGGATTCGACGAGATTCACCGTTTTCGGAAACTCCGTTTCTCGGCGTACTCTTGTAATCACCATAATTGCCATCAAAAGTTTCTCGGGCTATACGTTGACGTTCTTCGTCTCTGGCTACATTGGGATTAGGTCTTTCATATTCCCTACGAACAATAACAGCCATTTCTTCCGGCGTTGCGTCGGGGTGTTCTCGCATAGCATTTAATGCGGCTCTTTCATTTCCCTCTGTTAACTCGTGGATAGAGAAATCAATTTGCGTTTTCCAATCATAAGGGTCAAGCCCTTTTTCTGCTGCGAAGTCCTTTAATCCCTGTAGCCTGTCATCTGTAAATTGAATTAGCCCTTCTGATCCATATTCGTCATGGCTTACGACTCTCGTATCAAAACTACTTTCTGCTCCTATATTACCCGTAAGGGCTGCCGCTTCCACGTCTGTGAATCCCGCCGCACGGTAACGGTTATAAATGTCATTCTGAAGATTTCCCGTTTCTTCGTAACCGCCTTCAGGGCGTTCAGGTGATACATAATCGCTAACAGCTTCTTCAGGAATAACCCCTTCAAACATTCCTTGCGGTTCGTATGCGGCTGCAAGTTCAGGCGTTTCGCTTTTGATTTCGTTTCTACCTATATCGTCAAATGCTCCCGCCGCTTTATTACGTACATTTTCTGCCGCTTCGCCTATCTTTTCTTTAATCTCGCCAACTCGTTCAGGGATTACATCAGAGACTTTATTATAAACGCCCTCTTTTACTCCTTTGGGTACTGCCCCTTTGGTTAACTCTACGGGCAAAAATACATCGCTCCAAAGGTTAGTAGGATTATCGACGATATTACCAATAAACCCAGAAGGGTCGCTTACTGCACGTGTTACAGGGTCTATAATCGGGTCTATCGCAAACTGTTTTGCCGTTGCTATGACAGGGTTCCCCATAATTCCTTCGGGTGCTTCTCCGTTGGCCTTAGCTTCAGCGTTTTGCGTTGCAATCTCTGCAAGGTCTCCCGCAATCATCGGAGCGGCCGCAATCCCGGCTACTGCTCGTATAGGTGTCGGCATGAACGGAGTAATAGCAAGATTGGCGGCGGGCTTGCCGATAGCTTCGTTATATAAGTTTCTTCGTGCGTTGGTGTAGTCTGTACCGCCATACTGCGTAAGAGTTGCTTCAGGGTCATCAGATACAACCATAGGAACAACGCCGCCGTTTTCGTTAGCCGCATTAATAACAGCGTTCCCGACTTGGTAATTGTAATTATCCCAGGCGTTTTTTACATTGTTTCCCCAGTCTTTTATCGTATTCCCTACATTAGTTAACGTTGTTTCTGCTTGGTCAGCGGCCGCCTTTGCGGCATTATCAAACCCGTTTTGCACGTATTCTACATTGTTCGCAATGCCGTTTTTTACGTACTCCACGTTGTTGGCGATTCCATCAATAATAGATCCGCCGCCGCTTTGTTGTGCTTGCTGTTGTGCCGCTTGTTGGGCTAACTGCTGCTGAATGATACCGTTTTCTACAATATCATCAAAATACCCTTGCGGTGTGTAATTTAAACTATCTTGTTCGTTCGGAAAAAGGTTATCAAACGCTCCCATGTTTTACCCTTTCATATATAAACAAGAAGGGACGTTATAAACGCCCCTTCTATTAATCATCAGGCACCCAGTCGGCGTACCTGTTAAGCCCCTTCGCGATTAACTCGGATTTAATCTGTGCTGACGATACACCTGACGCTTTTAACTGGTTAATTCTATCAGCAACTTGTTGTTGCTCTTCCTCGGAGTACGTCGGATTAGCCAAGCCCATAGACGTTCTAAGCTTAGCATAATACGGGCTTTCAGACTCGTCTTCTCCAGGGTGGCTTGATTGCCATGCCTTATGTAATGTAACGAGGTTTTTAACGGCTGCGTTTTGCTGTGCTGCTCTCGCCGTTGCCGCTTTCGTCGGGTCAACGTATTTACCAACGTACTTCATAGACCCGTCAGCCCCTACCATGTAAGCCGTGCCGTCATTCATGACCTTGATATTTTTCTTACCGAAGTTACCAAGGTTCTGTATTTTTCCGTCATCCGTCATTACGAACATTTGGCCGTTCTGTGCTTGCTGCATGTTAGATTTTGCGTAGTTGCCAACATCGTCAATTGTGCCTTGGGTCATGTTGAACCGGGCAACGTGTCCGTTACTCATCTGTTGGAACTTATAATCATCATGCAATGCGTAAATGCTGTTGAGGTTGTTCATGTCAATCTTTTCAGCACCTATTTTATTAGCATAGTAATTGTACCTATCGACGGCTGCGGCTATGCCCTTAACCTTCTGCGAATTATACGTATCAACAACCGTATTACCGTCCTTATCCTTAGTGTAAATAAGGCTCTGTATGATTTGATTACGCATAGGTGCAAGAACGTTATCGGAGAACGCATTAGCCTGTTTGGTGTACTCGTTGTTCACATCGGTATTATAGAGTTCCTCGGCGATCCCCTTGGCGGTTTTAAAGTCCATGCCCGATTTAACGAGTGTTAATACGTCAGCCCCTAGCCGCTTCCGTGCGTCCTTGATAATATCGCTCTTGTTCGGAACTTGATAGCCAGGCTTGTCCTGTTGCGTCTTGTTATCCGTATCAGTGCTATCTACCTCGCGGGACGCATTACCGAAAAAATTCGGATTCCCCGTTACCATGCCCAAATACCCTTGCGGCTGTTGCGGTTGTGTTTGGCCAAACCCCCATAACCCGCCACGCTGACTAAACGAAGGGGTCGAAGTAAATGCAGCCGGTGCCGCCGTCGTGTCGGCATTACTGTTTTGTATCGGCTGTGCGGTTGCCGTCGGCGTAGGTGTTACGGGTGTAGCCTGTGCCGCTTGAGTAATAGGCGTTGTGTTCTGACTTTGGCCGAATCCCCACAATCCACCGCTTCCATTACCGATTTGACTACGAAGGGAGTTACTCATATACTGCCCCGCATTAAATTGCGAAGCAGGTAACGACTGATTCCATAATCCGTTACGTCCGTCATCTACAACGGCTGTTTTATCTGCAGCCTGTCCATTTCCACTACCGCCAAGAACATCATTAAGCCCTTTAGCCATGTTGTTTTCGTTTAGCTGTCCCAGTCTGTGAGTTGCGTACATTCCCGCAAGCTTACCAAGTGCCGCCCACGGCTCAAAGTCCTGTAAATAAATCGTACTCATTAGGCTTCTCCTTTCTTACTGCCTTTCTTCTTTTCGCCATCATTCAAGGCCTGTAACTCTTCCTGGCTAATCCCTTCGGCTAAGATACCGTTAGCGTAAAACAGATTATCCCCGTCACATTCAAGTTCATATACCGCTTCTGTAATGTCTGTGTCTTCCTTACTTGTGATCTTCTGCCAGCCATGTACCGTCATAATATGCTCGCCAACTTCAACTTCAGATACAAGTTTCAATCCGTCGTTAGTAAGTACCTTTTCACTGGCGGTAGTAACCACGCCTGTATCTTCCGTGTTAAGTCGTACCGTCGGAGATTCTCCCATTTCATGCATAGCGATAACGTTAAGCACTTTTCCAAGGGATACAACTTTATCACCTGTAACAACCTCTTCAATCGGTTTACTACCCTCAATCGTTGCTATTTCTGTGCCTTTTGCAAAACAAAATCCGCTCATAAATCCCCCTAAAAATCCGCCGCTTCCTTGTCGCACTGTCGTTTGTGCGGGTGCGGCTAATCCATAACGTCCTTGCATGTAGGCTTTTAACAAATCCTCATTATCAGAGTTGTTAAGCTGTGCCATGGTGTAATAATCTTTAGCCGGCTGTATTGCCGCCTGTTGTGTCGAACTGCCTGTACTAATCGGAGCGGCTGCCAATCCTTCACGCTGTCCGACAAGTCCCGCAGCTGTTCCCGCATTGTTTACCTGGTTGGTGTAGCCCTGATTCATTAACGCCGCCTGATTCATAATTCCAGACTGTTGGTTATTGAATTGGTTGCCCCACAAATTCATTTTTGCTCCAATGCCATTCAAAGCGTTGGTATAAGCTTGATTGTTGAGGTTAGCCGCCGTATTAATATCTTGCGTGTATTGTGCTGCCAGTGCGTTCGTTGCGTTTTTGGATATGTCATTGATAGCACTGTCGGCCTGTGATGAGTTGATAATCCCGCGACTAGCCAAGCCTGATAACGCGTTGCCAACGGTACTTTGTAAATCGTTATTTAACGCCGTCTGCCGTGCCTTTGCGTATGCTTCAGGGATATTGCCTTGAGTAATGTCGTTCATGGCGGCCTGATTCTTTAGTACCGCTCCGTTATACTCGTTGGCTAGACTGTCGGCGTTATTTACCATTCCGTCCGTTGCCGCCCCAAGTTGTTGAGCATACTTTGTATTATCCGTAAGGTTCCTTGTCCCTGCAGATGATACTTGATTTTGTAGTGCTGCCAGTGCGTTTTGGTTGCCGTTATTGGCAGCCAAGTAATTGTTATACATGTCTTGATAATTCGGCGTTACGGCGTTATTTAATGCCCCGTCTCCCATACCCTGAAGCCTATTAGCACTAGCGTTTGCCCCGTTAATCCAGTTTAACTGGTTTTGAAGTAACCCTTTTTCTTCAACGCTTGCTTCAGGCAGATGGGCTTCAGTGTGCGATACTTTAGACTTTTTACCGCCACCGCCGAAAAGCTGTAAGTTAAATATCATGTTTATCTCCTATAAGGTGCGTTCAAGGCTTTCTTTGTTCGTTATAAGGACCTTATAATCCTTCCCGTAATAAGTGTAGTCATAGGCGGGTAGCCGTTTCATATCCCACTTTTTGACAAATCCATTTACGCTTTTTCGTGCCGTAGCCGTAACGATTGTATCAAGTTTGTTCTTGTCCATTACGTCTACAATGAATTTTCCGATTACTTTCATGTTTCCGTATGTCTGTAAAATACTAAACACGCGTTCCCCATGTTCTTCGTTAATCCCCCAGAATATGAATCCCTCGTTAGGGAAGAAGTTAAAATATTGAAAGTTATCATCTCGGAAGTGATTACCTTCGTCAAAGAAAAAGCCATCAAATGAAACCTTTTCACCCGTTCGCCGTTCGTAGTCTTTTACCATGTCTTGTAAGCTGTCTGTTTTCATGACTATACCCCCACGGCGATCCATTTCATTGTTGCCGTTTCGAGCAACATCCCTTCAAGCATAGAATGAACTTCATACGTGAAATCGGTTTTGTTCATTTCGCGAGCAAATACGGAAGCGGCTGAATTCCCCCAAAAGCGTCCATACGTTCCATTGGCAACAGGTGTAATGGTGAATCCCATCCACAAACATTTATCACTAAAGGCAGTAGCGAATGTTTGGCGAGGAAATATCATAGGGTCATTACGTGTATCAACCTGTTTCCCAACCTGTCGTTTACCGCCCTGTATGGTGAAATTGTGAAACGCCTTGCCGAATTTCATATACCATAAGTCGGGATTGCTCGTATTAAATTCCATACCGATAGACGATAGCCCTGTATTCCCCAATGCTTGTACAACGTCATTACCGTCTTTAATATGAAGAGCCGAAATAATCGAATTAACAGCACCAAGCGAAACGCCTAATGACAAGTTTGTGTCATCGGCATTGCTTGTAATAATGTTGACGCTGTCAATTGTGCCGCTTCCGTGAGTTACTTTTAACTTGCCGTTGTCATAAGCCGCAGACTTTACAAATCCGTCAAATATCGGCTTATGTGCGGCTGTGTCGGCTTTATGACTGGTTAGGTCACTTCTAACAGCGTTGTCAGCGTCGTTTATATGCTTTAACGTGTCATCTGCTAACTTTGCTTTGGTTACGGACTTGTCCGCAAGGTTTACCGCCTTTACTTCTCCGCTCCCAACATTTACGGATTTAATGCCCTCGTTAGCAATTTGCGTACTTGTAATAGAGCCTGTCGCAATGCCGCTTCCGTTCATACTCGGCTGATAATATTTAATGGTCTTTACGCTTGACCCGTCCGTTACTACTTCGGCAATAAGTACACGTTGCTTACGTTCCCATTGAGATCCGTTATATACGTACATCATGTCCATAATGTCGTTGTAGTACATGGCGTTTAAACCCGTATCAGGCGGTGTTGACTGTCGTACTGGCTTTACGGTTGTACTGCCATAACTTACGGCACCGCTTCCAGTCCGCTCTACATATATGTACTGCGTTTTATTAGGCAGCAAACTCCAAGCACTCACCTTACTATCAATAGACGCCACGTAATCAACTGCCCCAAACTCGTTATACCCGTCTGCAAACGATACAATTACGGGCGTTTGTGTTCCGTCGAGCGTTACGCCTAGGTTATCCCCTGTTAAAAAGGAATATTCCCCGTTGCTTATCTTGCCGTTAAGAAATCTATTGCGGAGACCCGTCGCACCGCCGCCGCTTTTTAGTTCTACTGTTCTAGCGACTTCTAATATTTCGTCCCGGTTCTTCTTAATACTTTGCCGCACTGTATCGCCTTGAGGCGTTATATCAAGTGCGTATTTTTCTTTATATGCCATAGGCTATACCTCTTCATATGTGTAATCCAATTGCCGTAAGGAAATAGCTCCCTTTTGCACATGGATTTTAAACTGTACGTTACGATTAGCACCGCCGCCGATTTTATATACTTTCGTGTACTCGTTAACGTTTAACTTATCGTCCGCACTAAAAGTACGTTCATCGGCGTAATATGTTCTGGTTGATTTACTAGCAAACGTTACAGGCTTCGGTGTCTTGTCCGATATTTGTACGCTACCGTAGCCGTCTATCAGGTTATGAGTTACGAAATTGTAATTCATAATAAGAACGAACAGCCGCATTGCAAGCCTGTTTCCGCTTACTATAGACGTTTCTATTTGCTGTCCGTCGTCTAAGTCTGTACGGTCATCAAGCACCCCTATTTTATTGCCGTACGCAACGTAAATGTTCTTATTCACGTCCACCACATCATGCACGTCATGAACAAACTGCCGTGACGTAAACACTCCTCGGCCGTCCTGATACCTCGGCAAGTAGTGATACAGGAAAATACCACCGCCGTTATGCGGTTTAATCCATAATTGCTTACGGCTCGGACAATGCCACATCTCGCAATCCTTCCCCACATAAGTGAGTAGATAGGAATTAATGTTTAGCCCCGTCTCAAACGGCTGTATCTCTGCATACGTATTTGTCGGCATGAACGACATTAAGCCCTGTTCTCCAAGGTAATAACTGCGGTCATCTATGTTAATCGCTGACCCACTACAAAAACCTGTACTAGATAAAGGGTATACGGATAAATTCCCTTCGTCAGGCGTTCCAACAACTTGATAAACCTTACCGTATTCCTTATATACAATAATCGCACGTGTAAGAAAATCGACGGCAACTATTGCCCCCTTGTCCTTATACCCTACATCTAAATACTGTCCGCTTGAGCTGTCGTTTTTGTTGTTCTCCCAACTGCGATAATCGCCAATAGCCGACCACGTCAGCCGATGAGAATAAATAGACGCAACGAGAACACGACCCGCATGGCTGCTTACAATCTCACAAGACGGAGAGCCATCTACCGTCGATAACTCACCCGTTCCGCTTATGGCTTGTAGCTTACCGCCGCTTGCGATGAGAATATCACCGCTGTACGCGTGATACTTCGGTTTGTGCTGTCCCGTGAGCGTTCCTAATCGCTTACGTGTTTTTAGATCCGTTTCGTATAACTCTGTTCCGTGTGTAAAGTACCATTTGTGCCGGTACACGTCGTAATATAACGTGTCTATCGACATTCCCGCGTCGTACGCAACGGTTACCCCTGATACTGTTCTTAATGCGTTATCCGTTCTATCGAACTCGCAATTCATTGCCTGAGTAAGTGCCTGTATATCAATCCCTTCAGGCGGATTACTCCAGTCAAGACCTAGCCTATATCCGTTTGTACTTGCTATTGCTCTCTCACCCATTATGTAAGCCCTCTAGACGCCTTGATTAACTCCGTTAAGTGGTCAATAAACCCTTTATCATAATTGGCGTAATCAATCATTAGCGACTTCTTTTTAATCAGAAACGAAATAAGTTGCACAAGATACGACGTAAAAAACTCACTAAACGGAACGGCTGAATCCATTGAATTTATATGATTCTTTCGAATACTGTAAAACACGTCTTGCACGTCCTCGCCGTCATACGTTGAGAACAGTCCGTTTACAATCCGTATGGGATACCCGCTTTTAGGGACGAACCCCATAAAGTTAGTAGGAACGTCGCTATTGTTCGTTACGGTCATACTCTTAACCACTTCATTATCACGAATTGCAACCAGTATCATAGAGAGGTAATCAATGCCAGCGTTTATGTACTGAATGTAGTCGTTGTTATCATCCAGTATTTCGTTGCTTTCTACACTAATCAGCGTAATCAGTTCTTGTACTGTCATAATCCCAATACCCCTTAGAAAGAACATAGCCGCTTTCACTGTCGGAGCTGTTATTAAGTGACCGTAAGGCCTCTATCATGCTCCCTGTAATTCCCGATACGTCTATGTTCATAATACGGGCAACCATATAATCAACTAAAAGAGTCTCAAGCTCTGCCGGGTATTCGCTGTTATCGTCGAATTTCTTATACTCTGCCGACTTCACATAATCAACGGATATATCTTGTTCTTTATCGGCTTTAAACTTCACCGTTTGTAAGTTCAGAACATGATACCCGCTAACCTCTTGCCCGTCCGCCGTGACACTTCTAATAGATACGCATTGACTAGGAAGAACGATTTCCCCCGTTCCTCTATCCTCATGCGTAACAGTACCAAGGTTCGGGCAATATTTCCCCATGAGCGTATTTAATAATTGGTTACCCTCGTTATAAAACTCTAAAAACTGATAAGGCGTGTATGTCTCTTGTGACGTATCGCCAACTTGCATATACGCCCTATTAATTAATTGTCTGACCTTCATATACACCTCATAAAAGAATAAGGGGAAAGGTTAGCCCTTCCCCCTTTGTTCTTTGCGTTCATTATTTTTCTACCGTGCCGCCTGTAACAACTTGAATTACGCCGTAATCCTTGCCGTTATACTTCGATTTTTCAATCCCCGCATACAAGGAAATGCCGTTACCTTCACGGTTGCCATAGTCGCTAACCTGTTTAATCGGAGTGGCTTCTTTTGCAACACCGAAGCACGCAGCCTGTTTGCCAAGTAACAAGTTATGGCATACATTGGCACTGCTTGCCCCTGTCGTTGTGTTAAGAATACGTTCATATTCGTACAGGATAACGCCGTCGTATTCGCCTAACGCACCCGTAAAAATCGGATTTTCTCGGCCACGAACGTTCGCTTGTGCCTGAGCCTGAATCCATACGGGATCCGCTTTAAGGTCTTTAGCCGCCCAGGGCGAAACTAACATAATATAGCGGTCTTGGCCGTCTACTTTTACCGGGTTTACCTTCGGAGCGTGAAGCATTGCTTTACGTCTAGCACGGGAAATCAACGCACACGTTAATTTATCGTTTGCCGTCGTACCGGCTTCAGTACCCGCAGCCGAAGCAAAAATAACTTCTCCCGCTGTAGGGGAAGCGGTTAACTTCTTAATGAAGGTATCATCAAGCCAATCAGTAACCCACTGCTGAAGAGCCGGTTTAATAATCTGAAGGTTTTCATACGGGCTTTTCTGGTCATCAGCTACGAAACGAGCGACTGCATTACGCACGAGTTCGACGGGAACAGCGAAATCGTAAATATGTAATTCTTCTTCGTGTCCATCGAGCGTATTGTTACCTTTAATACCGTCACCCGTGAGGTTCATTGCAAGGCCAAAGTATACCTTATCGCCCTTAACGCCTTTTAATTTAACGTTCTTATGAATTACGTTGTTGCCGTTTGCGTCTGTAAACTTGTCGAAATAAGACGCTTTAACGCCTTCCGTCCAGACTTTTGCAGCCCATACTTTCGGTACTAAATTAGCGGGAATTTGAATTTCGTTTGCCATGTTTTTATCTCCTATTCAAGTAAATTATCAAAATACTTGCGTACGTCTTCGGGGAGCTTGTCCGCCTCTCCGTTCTGATACGCTTCCAAAATTTCTTCATCGCTTAACTTCGGCGGTGTGTTGTTGCCGCCGCTTAACGCTCCCGCCTTCGGCAAGGTTTTAGCTACATCTAACGGGCTGTCCTTTACGGTTGTTGCCGCCCGTTTGTCTTGCAGCTCTTTAACGAATTTACGGACAATTTCAAAATCCGCTTCCGTTCCTTCACCGTTGTCAATATTGGCGAATGCGTCGTTAATCGGTCTTGCGTCTTTTAACGTCATTTCATTAAGGGCTTCTACACCGTCTTGATACAGTTCATTGAAGTTCGGAAGTGATTTAATCTCATTCACAAACGTCTGATTCTTCTGTATCTGGTCGTATCGGCTGTGCATTTGGTTAGAAACTACATACTCAATTTGCGTCTGTAGTCTCAAAAGGTCTTTGTATTTCTGTTCATCTTCATACATTAACCCTTCCACGTCTTCAGCCTTTACCCCTAATCGCTTTAACGCTTCTTGCTTCGCAAAATCTCGGATATTAGCTATTTCCTGTTCAGGTAATGTAACGGGTGCTTGCTGTGCCTGTAACGTTCTTGCCCGTTCTTCAGCCGCTTTGCGTCTTGCCCGTTCTTGAGCAAGTGCCGCTTTTAAATTCTCGGCGTGTTCTTCGCCTTCAGCTTCTTTAGACTGATCATCCTGGTCTTCAGACTCTTCAGACTGTTCAGGCTTTTCGCCGCTTTCTTGCGGTTCAGGTTCTTTACTGTCAGATTCTTCAGGTTTGTCCTGTTCCATTTCATTTTTCACGACCTCTAAATCTTCTTGAGTAAAGCCCATTTCTTCAGCATTAACCATTTCATTGTTATCCATAGTAATATCCTTTCTGCCGTTTAACGTCATTGCCGGACGAAATAATATAATTGCAGTTTAACGCCGTTGCCGGGCGAATGTGGTTTATAATTAGCCGTTTAACGTCTTGCTAAGGACGAGAAAAGGAGGGGACAGTTTATAGACGTGTCCAGGTCTGTTTTACATTTTATAGTTGTTGCATATTCTGCAATAACTGCATTTGTTGCTGGTCTTGCCCTAACTGTTGCACGCCTTGCGGCTGTTGTATCTGCGGCGGCGGTGCGTACCCTTTCATTGCTAACCGTTCTTGCAATATCTCTTCAGGAGACATCTGTACGCCAATGCTAGAAAGGGCTGTACTTAACGCTTCAGCGGGTAAATCCGCAAGCCGTCCGTTTATACGTACGTCGGGCAAATTCGGCTGTTCTGCCGCCTCTTGCATTCTCTTCTTAACGCTTTCTTTTTCGGGGAAGTCCATGAAGTCGAGAATAATATCCATAGGAATATCAACGCCTGATTTCTTCGCTTCAAGCAGTTGATACAAGTTTGCCCGTCGTGCCGTTGCAGACGCTTGAGAAGTTGTAATGACGATATCAAAATCAAAGCAAGAAAGGTCATACAATACTTTCTTAATCGGGTTGCCGTCTTCGTCTGTTTTCGGCATTCCTGTCATCGGGTCAACCGCAAATTGTTCTTGCATAGGTTGCCCTAAATTCGGCGTAATCTGTATAAATTCTTTTTGCCCGTCATCGCCCAGTATCCGCATTACTTTATCTTGATTATAAAACTGTGGTATAAGTCCTTCAGCGTTCTTTTCGCCCCATAGAAGCTGAACAATCTGCCGTTCTGTTTCCTTCGTCTGGTCGAATATTCCCGCTGTCTGCACTGTCGTTACTGACTGACGTAAGTCGATCGCCTTACCGCTCATGGCTCCAACGCTACCACTTAATGATTCAGGCGTTATGCCGCTAATAGAATAAAAATCATTGCTTGATTGTTGCTCAAGATTTATATTCACTGAACTGTCATAAGCGGGTGTACCGTCTTGATAACTTACGCCGTTCGGTAGGAATATGTTTGCTCCAGGCGTTGTTGCTTTTTCCTTTATTGTCTTCTTTAACTGCTCATCAACGACACCAGTCCAGAATTTAACTCCTAACGACTGTTGATTGACAACGTGCATACGTTGGCTGCGGTTCTTGTTTAGTTCCCGCTGTGCGTCCTTTATATCTCGAACAACGCCCGCGGGTTCTAATTCAGCGTCTGACAGTTCCCCGGTGTAATAACAATATTCACGCACTAACGGAAATTTTCCATGCTTGTACGGGCTTTCGCCGTCTTCCAACAATACATCATCGCAAAACGTCGCATATTGTATAACCGTCTTCGGTATCGTTGTCGGCTGCGTTCCTGTCGCTTTAAGCTGTATAAATAACGGATTATCTTCTGTAACAACGCCTTCTTTGGTCATATAGACTTCTTGAGTCTTATATTCCTTATACCAATACTGAACAACTCGTACTTTCTTGAAGTCGGTATCATACCAAAGTTTTTCCGTATTTATCGTGTCAACAGCTGTTTCAGTGCTATCAAGCTTATGTTGTAGCGTGTCTATTTCTTTCTGCTTGTCGCTGTATATTTGCCGTAGTTTATCAGGGCTTTCCCACGAGTAACGGCCGCAATACTGAGCGTCGCTCAAATCTTCTTGTTGTGATTCAGGGTCTATAAACGCGTCAAACGGGCTAACTCTGTCAATCTTAATAGTGCCGTCAAGTCTTGAATAATCGAAGTCGTACGTAATCCAGTAGTTAGCGAGACCGCATATAACTTTATCTCTGAAGCATTTATTTTTCGTTCGCTGATAATTTGCACGGTCAAGACAATACTTAGTAATCCCTTTTGCGACTCGGCTTATTCTATCGTCTTCTTCGGACCTTGGTAAAAAGTCGGGTTCCGTCTCGTTTTGTGCTGCATATCCGCATAACAGATTTATAACCGGTCGGATTCGGTTAATCGTAATTGCCGGTCTTCCCGCTTTCTTCATACGCGATAAATCCGCGTCAGCCCATTGCTTACCTTGCATAAACTCGTAATCTTCTTTGGCTCGTTCTCGCCAATCACTAGTAGCACTCAACGCACTTTTTACCCGTCTCCGTGCCGCTTCTATATCAAAGCCCTTTAAATTCCCCATACTGTCACCTCTTCACTGTCGTCTATCGTTTTATATCCGTCGCTAAATTCCTTCTTCGGTCGTGTCGGTTTAATCGGCCGGCTCATACAGAAATACCGCAGCTCATCATATGCATGATCTTCCTGAGTTGTGTCTACGTCTTCAGGTTTTGACTCATCATACACAAGCTCCGGTAGTGTTCTTAACATATGCTTACACGTCGAGAAGAATTTTATTTTCTCTTCCCTTAAATACTGATGAACCATGAGTTTACCCGCAATACGTTCAGAATTAGAGCGAGTGAAGTAAATCCCGTGTCGCTCAAATATCTCAGCTATGCTTTCACCTTGGATACTCCATTTCATACGGTCGTCTTTTTGCCATATCGCTTTATCAGCGACATCATACGTATATCGTTCATTACCCGATAATCGCACGACTTCGGCAGCTACTTCATCCGGTGTTAGCTTTAACCCTTCATCCGGTTCGCCTGTGCAGCCGTAATATTCACGGTAACAATGAGCTATACCGTCATAATCAATCGCGTACCAATGAATAGAAAACGGCTTAGAAAAACCCCAGTCCATCGAGCGGGCTTTTATCCAATCGTCAGGGATTGTAAACGGTTCTTCTACATGCTTATCTCTATTGAACTCCGTAAAAACTTGTCCAATAAATACATCCCAGTCACCGTATAAGAACGCTTTCTTCTCTTGCTCCGGCAACGCTTCAAGACGCTTTACGTAATTCGGGTCATTCTTCATTAAAACATCGTTATCATAAACACGAGCCGGGATAAACATCTTTTCTAATCCGGTTGTCTTGTCGATAACTTCATGTTTACCGTATTCGGTTGCTTCGACGTATTTACGCTTAACCCATCCGTGACCCTTGCCGCCGGGATTACACGAACCTCGGAAGCGGACAGGGAATCCACGAGACGAACGAAGACACGCCGTTAATAACTCGGCTGTTCGCTCCGTGTGCTTCGTCAATTCGTCAATGCCAAGGTAGTCGAACTCTTGACCTTGGTACGTTTCTGCGTCTTTCTCTGTACGAACGTATCGGAATAATACTTTAGATCCGTTTATCAAAGTAGCAATGTGTTTTTGCTCTGAATACTCGTATAACTCTCTCGGCACTGAGCGTTTCCACTCTCTTATTACGTTTGCTTCAAGATTCGGATATGTTTCTCGGAACAAATACGCATTACAGCCGCTATGCTCAAGACAATAAGCGAGACAATCCATTACTAACGCTTTGGTCTTGCCACCGCCTCTGGCACCACCGTAAACCGCATACGGAGCGTTGCACATATGAAATTCATCTTGCCGCACATTCGGCATGTAATCGATTGTAATATTCATATTTATTCCGTTTTTCTTCTTCTATCCCGTGCTTATACGATACTTTTATACAACTTCAAGGAATAATTCTATCAATTCTAGTGCTTTCGTTTTCCTTACATATGTATATAAGACTATTCTGTATCTTCGTTCCGTCGCATATGTGAGAACTCTATAACAATCGGCTGTCCGTCTTTACCGCTTAACTCCGTTTTTTCTGTCAACAACGCGTAACGCTTAGCAAGAAGTTCAGCCGCTTTTATTCGTTCTTTCATTGCGATCTGTTTTTCCTTCTTCTCTTTCGCGTTCTTATAACTCTTTTCTTCTGTTAACTCGCCCCGCATTGCTGCACTTAAAAACTCTTCAACTTCTTGAGCCGTTGCGATAGCTTCATTTTTTACTTCCGCTTCAAGTTCTGCGACTTTTTCCCGTACCTTAGCACTTCTAAGCAATCTTGAGCCGTGCATTATCGCACTCTTTTTGCTGTATCCCGCTCTTTCCGCGGCTTTCGTCATATTCATGTCTTTAATATATTCAATAGCAAATCTCTCTTGCTTCGGATTTAATTTTTCGCTCTTTTTTTCTTCGCTCATATAGTTTCACTTCCTTTTTATCGGCTTGGTTATGCCGTTTGTAATGAACAAAAAAATATTTTAAAAACTTCCATAATTTCATTTGACAAGACACGCAATGCGTGTTATAGTGTACTCAACAAAGGAAATCACATAAAGGAGTGACCAAGATGACAGCAATTAAAGAAGCTAGAGAAAAGGCCGGGTTAACACAAGCACAGGTTTATAAGTTAATCGGAGTTCCGGTTAGAACCGTTCAGGATTGGGAAGCCGAAAAAAGACAGCCGCCCGCATGGGCTGAAAGATTAATAATTGAAAAGCTTAATGCTATCGTTAAAAAAGGAGAAAACACCATGCAGATCACAAAAAAGGAAATTAACAAATTACAAGCAGCCGCATTTGAACAGTTTAAAGCTAATCACGGAATTGAAATTTTCGGCAATGATAATGAAATCAGTGCTTTTGAAATCTCCGAAGGAAATAAAAAGACGGTAGAACTTCTTCACCCTGGTTTTGCTTTTACCGATAATTTCTATGCTGAACTCGGATTTAATCCGAATAAAGCTAAAACGGTTTTACTCTTTACGGTAAACCGTCAAACCAAACAGCTAGTTTGGCGCAATCGACTCGTTGAAGATTCTGTCCCGCTGTCACCGACCGAAGTATGTGAGTTCTACGACGTTTAAATATAAAAGCCCTCTTAATTGAGGGCTTATTTTTTTACGGCAAAAGGCGGCCACATTGACCGCCCCGACCTGTAAATAAACTACATATAGAATTAGTGGTTGAGACTCGCCGCAGCTGTCTCCTCGGAATCGTTCACGCATGAACTTCATCCCCTACTTTTCACATATACACTATATCATACTTCCGTTGTACCATTCAGTACCATTTTGTACCATTATGTTCCGTCTTTTCGATATATAAGGTTAAAATGTTTTACCGCCTGTTTGTGCAGTCTAAAGGTCTGTACGTGTGACATGCTTATACCGTCTTCAACGTCGCTCCAACTCTTACAATATACGTACCGCAGTTGCAGTATTCGCCGTTCGTAAACATTAATTAACGAGTTAATAAGCGTTTCGGCTTTTTCTCGTTCATCTATAAGCGTGTCCCATTCCGTATATGTTTTGTTTATAAGCTCGTCTAATTTAATTATCTTATCGCTTATGTCACTTGAACTCGTTCCGCTTATTCGGTCTTTCGAGTAGTCAATCGCCTGTAGTGTGCATATGTCTTTTCTTAGCTGTTCAATGCGATCTTCTTTTATTCTCAATCGTACATTCAGACTTCGTACATACTCAAGATATTCCCGTCCGTTCATCTGTCTCTCCATATCTGCACCGAAAATATCAACAGTAAGCCTAAGCAACAATCAAATAAGGCTACAAAGAGTGCGAAATCAGACAGTTTAAATTGAGCATATGCCTGTACATGAATTGTTACGATTGCACCAATCGCCCCTAAGACTGCAATTGCTGTTCCTAATCGAATTAATATTTTTTCTATCATTCTATCTCCTTGTAAATTTCTAAAAATCTGCTTTCGCAGTGAACGATAAGCTCACCGCTCATAGTTTTAACTAGATAATCTCCTTCCAAAAGTTTGCAGTCTGCTACATAATCACTATTTAGCCTAAGTCCCTTCACGTGCTTTCCGTCCCCTCGTATTTCCTGCGTAACATTAACCGAAAAAGTTCCCCAACTTCCGCAGAACTCTCTCAATATCTCATCTACATTTTCACCCGTAAATTGAATTGCTCTTACTATATCGGGCTTTCGCTTCGTGTACTTCTTCAACGTCATGCCTCGGTCTCCTTCCTGTCACTGCCGTAATATAAGCGTCCTCGCCTTCTTGACTTCTACACTCTCTGCAGATAGCTTCATTGTTGCACTTCTTAACCCGTTGCCCGAACTCGTCGTATATCCAGTGCCATGCGGATTCACGGAACAACGGACGGCCGCAAAATGCACACCGTGACACGGATTCACGCGGCTTCTTATTCTTCTCCGCCGTCTTGCCAAGTATCACTATTCGCGGAGCCTGATAATGTCGTCGCTTATTTCGTCGTGCCATTCTTCCGCTCCTTCCTCGCCTTCCGTCTTAACTTCTGTAATTTGTCGTAATCAATCCAACCGGTGTTACTATATTTGTTCGACTTCGCGACCCATACGAGTTTATACAACGGGTACTTGTACGCGAATAACTTCCGTTTCAGGCTTGCGTCTTCCATTGCGTAACCTTTAACATCAACGACTACATGCGTTTGCTCTTCGTCGCTCCAGTACTCAAAGTCGGCAATATACTTAATCGCTTTATACTTCTTCCCGTGCCGTTCAACCGCGTCTTGCAGTACATATACAGGGTGACAGCGAAGGCGGTATATCTTTTTGTCTTTTTCAAGACTCTTCAGATACTCGTAATACTCCGCTTCCGTCTTGCTATCGAACGTAACCCCGTCTATTACCGTCTTTTTACTTCGTATCATCGGTTACTCATCTCCGCGTAAATCATAATCAGCAACATGCCCGCTACTAAGAACATTACCGATTTGCACACATAGGCGATTAACTCAAGTCCGTTCATGCTTATCTCCTTTGGTTTTAATTATCCCCTTTAATATCTCCAGTGCTTCTTGTATTCCGTCCTCATTGACCGTAATAGTGTTTTCATACCAAAAACTTCTCTCACCAAATTTTATTTCAAGTTCAAGGGAGCTTATCGCTTTTTCTATTTCTTCACGTTCAGCCTTATTCATGCTTATCTCCTTCCGGTTCCCATTCACCAAACATTTCTTCGCGAGAAAATATATTCAACTCTCCATCCTCATCAATGTGTAAAAAGTCGCCTATTTTTAATATGAAATCAAAGGGATGTTCGGTGTAAATCTCTATAAACGGCGGCTCATGATTAGATATAAACTCCCATCTGTATCTATCATGTTCACAATAGTCGTTTATATTCTCAAGGACGTCCGTAATTTCTTTAGGGTCTCCCGTAAATTCATATACGGTAATCACAGTCGGTCTATGTACAAAAGTTCGTTCCATGTTTTTATCCTTTCTCGACTCTTCCATTGATTTCATCGATATCAATAACAATTTCGCACCGGCAAGAGGATGCTTGCCGTTTTATCTCTTGTTTGATTAACTGAAGTGCCGCTTCGGCCTTTTTATTATTACCAAACGAAACGTCAAGACCGTCTTTATCAAGCACTATCTGAACAAGACTCCCCATTGTGTACATTTCACAAGTTCGCGTTAAATCTATATTCCCTTGGGTGATTATAATCATGGTTATTTCCTCGCTTCCTCTTCTGCAATCATCCGTAAATACTCCGCAGCCTTCGCAATGTCCGTTGTGGGTGTACCCTTTCTTGTATATCTATACAGATACTTGATAACGTTCCCTTCACAATATCGTTTATACCCTTCAGCCCCTAGCAACTGCCGTATAACGTCTTTACATTCCGTTCCTCGCCAGTTGTAGTGATTGGGCTTGTGAACCTCGTTGCCCTCTTCAATCTGTCCGTTAATCGGGTTTCTAAGGTTCGTTTCAGTTAATCCGAACTCTTTCATCATGTCTTCAACGAGTTCCAAAATTTCATCGCGTTCGTTTTTGTTGTCCATTTTTGCTTGCTCCTTTTTCGTCGTATTTTGGCTTCTAACGAGTTTTAGAGTTTTGTACGGTAATTTTATCGTCCGTTGTTCTAAAACTCGTCAGAAGTGCCAAATTTTCAATTTTTTCAATACTAGAAGGGAATTTCTTCGTCCACTTCCGTTCCTAATCCGTTGAATCCTGAATTATTTCCGTCTTTCTTCTTGAACGGAAATATTGCCGTCCCCGCTCCTGTCGCGACTACGTTCGATGAATACCGGGTTTCTCCATTCTTCTCATACTTAGTCGTTGAGAATCTACCGACTATCCAAACCCGTGTACCCTTAGTCCATTCGTTCATGCCTTCGGCTAGTGCGTCGAAAGCGACGAACGGCACGAAGTCCGCTACGTCTTTCCATTCGCTACCGTCCTTTACTCGTCTGTTACATGCCACGCTACCGCGTGCTACCGCCATTCCTGACTTTGTAAAGCTGATTTCTATGTCTCTCGCTAAATTTCCTTCCAGTTGTACTGTGTTCATTTTCGGATCTCCTTTTTTCGCTCAAATCTTTTAATTAAAACGGGTGCCGTCCACTTCGTGTATGCCGTATAACTCGCTCCTTGTCTTTTAAAATTCGGAACGCTTCATCAATATCCGTTTTATCAATAAACCGCCGTGTTCCGGATCCGCCAGGCTGTACCGGATATACGTCGATATCCGCTAACATTCCACAAAGTGTCACCTCGCCCATGCCCGTATACTCCATAGCTTCTTTTATTGTCATGTACCGCTTTTCTGTCTTTTTCATGCCTATTCTCCTTCCTTCGGCAGTTTTTCTATCCGGCTTAAGTGCTTGGCTACTTTATCAGCAGTCAAATACCCAATAACGTTGCTTGTAATCGGTGTGCTGTAGCACAACCTGCCGTCTTTTAATACGGCTAGTTCATATAACCCGTACTCATGTCCGTAACTGTAGCAATTCTGAATTACACTTGCTCCGTACCCGTTCGAAAACCGGTAAAGGTGTTGCATGGCGGAGGCGTTATTTATATCAGTGGTTATCATCTCCACTTCCGGTTCATACTCGCCAAATTTTATATGTGACATTTGCTTTTTCTCCTCTCAACTCAACCATAAATTGAATTAACTCAACCGTTTCACAAGATTCCCCGTCAACTGCTTCAGCTTCTCGTTGTTCGGGCTTATGCCAAGTACGGCATTATCTCGGTTGTCCTTTTGCCGCTGTGCCGCTAACTGGTACGCTCGTCTGAACTGTGCCCGCAATGTATTCATCCCGTCGTTCGTAGTCATACAAATGTCTTGCCAACCGATATTATTGACGGCTACCGTTATGGCCTCGTGGCTAAACTTAGGCTTGCCATAGTAGCCTACTGACCGTATTGCCTTAATGACTTCGCCCCAGGCTTCGGATTCATCCGGTGCTGCCGTGCCGCTTATCGTGCTTTTGATTCCATAGGCGGTTTCACGAATTTCGGCGATACTCGGTAAAAACTTGTTCGTCATGATTAACTTCTTTACTGCCACTTCTAGTATCTGCGGCGGTATGTCGCTTAACATCATGACGTAGAACTGTAGCCGGTCTTTTTCTAACGCACCTTTAAAAGCCAATTGAAGCGGTGCTATTGCTTTCGTCGTGCTTACTTTGTCCATTTTGTCGCTCCTCTTCTTCGTATTCTGCAATTAATTCATTCACAACGTTTATTGCTTCTTGCCGTTCTTGCTCTGCCCGGCTTATAGGCGATCGCCTATTATTCCGTACTTCCGGCTGATTCAAATATCCTTCGAATTTCGTACCGAACAGCGTTTCAGGTCTTAAATACTGTGCCATGTCCGTGCCTTGCCATTCTTTGGCTTTCTTTGTGATGACGGCTTTAAAGTCATCAACTGTAAAACCTTCTGCAATCCGTGCGGCAATGAGTCTGCGGGTCTTGTCTGTCGAAGCCTTGTACTTACTCCCGGTAGTTGAGTTGAGAAAGGATATAATGTTTTCCGTATCTCTATCTCTGTCTTTATCTCTATCTTTATTTCTGTCTTTATCTCTATCTCTTTCTCTAACTTTATCTATATCTCTATCTCTAACTATGGTGGACATTTGTCGGACATTTGTCGGACATTTGTCCGTGATACCTCTTCTATTGGCTCTCTTATTGTCTCCGTCGCTACTGCCATTGCCGATAAAATTCTGAATATCGAGCATATATATTGCCCCGTTGTCAAGAACTTCGATTAACCCCAAGTCTTTAAAAACTGTCAACGCCTGTTTAACTGTTCCAACTTGATGACCGGTGATTGTGGCGAGCATTTCAGCGTTATACGGGATTCGCTCGTTAAGCATTAGGCAGCCGTTATTTTTTAGTGACCGCAAGTACAGCTTGAGCAATATATTGCCGTATAAGTACCCGTCCTTCATCGACTCCATTACCTTCATTTCATCGGAGTCAAAAAAGCTATCTTTTAGCCGTATGTAGTAGTATTTCTTGTTGTCACTCAGTAGGCTCGCCCCCTTTTAATCTGTCGATATACGACTGAAAAAACGCCCTGTATTCCCTTGCCTTTACGCCGTGTGCCTTCGTGTTGTGACACTCTCTACATAAACACACAAGATTATCAAGCGTGCTTTTGCCGCCTTGGCTGCGGAATACGATATGATGAACATCGCAGCCGTATTTGCCGCAGAGTACGCAGCATCCTCTGTCTCGCTTAATCGCTTGCCGCTTCGTCTTGCGGAACAATTCGCGGTCTTGCTTAGTGTTCTTGTTCATTCTGTCAACGCCCTTTCTACGCTCCAACCTCTCTTGAGCCTGTAGAGCAAGGTATTCGCCTTAATCCCTGCAACATCAGCCCATTGTTGTAAGGTTGCCCGCTTCCCATGGAACGTAATCATGTGATTGTTCCTCTTGTTATTCGCTTGAGCCTTCCATGTCACCCATCGGCAATTGCTCGGACAATAGTCCCCGTCTGTGTCGATACGGTCGATTGTGAGCGTTTCGCCGTATCCGTTCGCAATCGCCCAAGCGTAGAAGGCTATGAAGTCGTTCCATTCGTCGCATACCTTTATGCCCCTTGCTCCGTATAACTTGTAGTCAGGGTTGTTACGGCGGTTACAACGGGCTTTGAGTCCGCTCCAAATGTTATACAGTCGTGTATGTCGGTGTCCGTGTTCCTTATACGTTCCGTACTGATTGACTATCATTTGTTTGCCCCCAGTCGTTAAGTAAGCTATTTACGTATTCAGGCGGTTCAAGCCGTATGCCTAATTGGCTGCACTCATCAGCCAAGCAGTCAATGAGTCTTGTCATCTCGGCAGTATCGTATGTGCTTGAACCGTGATAAGCGGCAAGCACTCTGTACCCTTTTGCCTTCCTCGCTTCGCCCAGGTCTTCGGTCAACCATCCAATACCATGAGCCGCCCATATCGCTTTAAATCGCTCTACCGCTTCGGCTCGTACGGGTATCGGAGTGAAGTGTCCGCAGTCTTTAATTGCCTTGCGGTACACGTCCTCGCGACTTGAATATTGCCCGTCTCGGCTTAAATGCTCCGCGATTCTCTGACAAAGCACCCAGCAAAAAGCGTTAGCGTTTAGGCTTCTTTTTTTGCATACTTTTTTAATCTCTACCGTATATTCTTGCGATTCGTCTATCTGTAACAATTCGTTGTCCTTCGGAGAAGGAATAAACAAACCTACTCCGAAAGACTTAATTACTTGGATACCTTTAGCCGTAAACTTCATTATTTGCCGCCTTCAAGCCACTTTTTAAAGCCTTTATATACACTTTGTAGTTCATCAATCGTCAAGGCGTTTAAATCGTCTTTTTTTGTTGTTTGCTTTAAGAAGTCGGCAAAGGCTTCGGCTGCGTTATTCTTCTTCACCAATTCAACGATTGCCGCAATGCCTTTCTGTCGGCGGTCTCCTTCCGTCGATTCCTTCTTCTGCGGGCGATCCGTTTTCGTTCCGTTCAGGCGATACCGTTCCTTGCCCTTATCGTCGAAAATCACGAGCCGGGTAAACTCTTGCTTTTCTCTGTCGTACTGGATATCAGTTACATGGAAGCGGTCGTATTTACTGACCTTCCCAGATATCCAGATAAACGGAGCATCATAGAGTTCCCGCCCTATTCCCCAAGCAAACCCGGCACGCTTAAAAGCGTCAGACGCTTGTCCTTTCTCCGCTTCGGCGTTACTTTCCGTTCCTACATCTTGCTTACTTACCCATTGAGATTTCTCTGAATCCCATATGGATATGGTGCAGAACAAATTATCATTGATAACTTCATGATGTCTCTGCCAATTCATTGACCCGTACACCTCGTCGAGGATACGCATGTCAACCCTTGCAGTCTTATACAGTAAAAGGACTGCCCCTTCATTCGTTATCTTCTTTATGCGGCACTCAACATCATTAGCCGTCAATAACGGTATTTCCTTCATCTGTATCACCTCTATTTGATTGTCATATTTTGTCTTTCGACGAGTTCCGCACCTGTTACGGCTTCGCCATTCTTTAACGCCTTACTTATTCCCGTCTTATCAACCTTAGGCGGTTGCGGGATTAAGAACGTCTGCGGGATTGCCTTTTCGTCCAACACGTTGACGGCGGTTGACTTTCGCCACGAGATAGCGAAGTCCGTCCCCGTTACCTTCTCGCCGTTCAGCACGTCGGCAAGGTATTTACTCAATTGTTCAGCCTTACGCTTTGCCGCGTCCTTTCTTGCCTTAAATGCCTTTTCTTCCGCGTCCAAGGCGGTTGCGTCAGATTTTAAATTCTTAATCCACAACGCAATATTGCGGATTTTTTCGGAGCGTTCTAATTCCAGTTGCTCCAAGGCTTCGAGGTCGATTACTTCTCCCGTTTCTGTATTTACGGTCATTCCTTCTTCTGTTGTTATGCAGTTCAATATGTTTTGGTTTATTTCATATAACGTTGCCATTATTTATCCTCTCCTTTAATCAAAAATCCGATAACGTCGGCTTCTACTCCGATTTTTATAAGTTCGTCGCCAAGGTCGTGAATAATCCATCTCCATGTTTCTTCGTTGGCTCTGGTGCTAAATCTGTCCGCGATAAGCTTATCCACTGTTGTATTAATAACCTCTAATCGCCTTAATATTTCCGTTTCGTTTTTCATGTGTTATAATCTCCTTGAGTTGTTTTTGTTGTGAGTCGTGTCGGTTGCCGCCGTCACGGCTCTTTTTTTATTTACAGTGCTGCGGCGAAAATAATCATACCGCCAATGAACAGCCATAAAGCCGCGGTTTCTTTCCATTCCGTCACCTCGCTATCTTCTGTAAAACGGATCTCCTTTCCTTCTTTCCGACCATGGCGGGAATTTACCCATGCGGGCGGCTGCGTGAGTCCTCTCATGTTGTCATCTCCTCTCTAAATCTCATTACTAATTACAAGCAAGTCGCTTGTAATCTTCCTGATTTGACTTCTAAGCCATTCGTTTTCATCTTGTAGCCGTTCACACTCAGCCCTAAGCCTTCGGCACTCTGTGGCCGAATATTCAGCCCTGAGCGTTGCGAACGCTTCAACCTCTTCCCGCGAGAACCTCAGCCCCGGCACTTCCAAGGCGTGAAGTTTTCCTTCATTCCGCATGGCATAAACTGCATTAACGGATATTTGGAAGAAGTCGGCTACTTCTTTCGCCGTCATTACGGCGTTCATACTGCCGCTTCTTTCGTCGCTTCAGCGTCTGCAATGCGGCACTCTCTAACAAGGTGCCGTATTAATTTAGGCGTTGTTGTTGCCTTGTGCCGTCTTACCCATGCCGCGGCAATCTTCCTTCTCAATGATTGGGCGTGTTCAGCGGGAAACCCAGCCCAACCGAACGCAATACTTCTTTCTTTCATGTGTTTTTCTCCTTTCTGCCTTTTAGGTAATATCATCAGCAAAAAAAAT